AGCATCTTCGCAATCGAAGGCTAATGGCATTTACGTTTTACCTGAAAAGTTTCATTTACGCAAGGAGGCTGGGAAGAACTACTACGTGGCCGACCTCGATTTGATTATGGTTCACAAAGTGGCAGGTGTTTGATTTGGCTGTATCGGCGGACTCCACATATGCCATGCGATTCAACGGTATCTCGGATGCTGTCATCATCCCAATGCAAAACTTTGCACAAGCGTCAGGTAACTTTCAATCAGGTGCACCAGTCACTGATATGCTCATACCAACCGCACTTGACTCATTTACGTTTGAGTCTTGGGTTATTCCTGATTCGGGAGGTATTGTATGGGAATACGAACATGTCATGCGACTTGCTGTCGGCGCTCCGTCAAGCAGTGCACCTGCAAGTTTCCAAGTAAAGTTACGAAGCAAAGACACAGGGAACGAAAACACGTTCACACTCAGCAGCGCAACCGCCATAACCAAGCCTGACGGGACGGTATCGCACTACGATGGTGTCACCTACCCACGAACTGCTTTAGTAGTACACGACGCTTATGACGCACTCGACGGACTCAAACCTCACAACGCTGCTGTACATGATGGACATCGAGAGTTGCTACAGGTGTCGGTTATGTTCAACAAACGTCACCTGTCTTTGCGAATCAACGGCGACATTGTTGCTGCGAAAACACTGACATCTGACCATGAACTGGTCATGTACCCAACACAGGTGTTTGTTGGTGGACAGGGCGGTGAATTCCGTGGGACGATAGAAGCCATACATTGGGCACGGGGTGCTCATGACAGTAGCGTTGATTCGTATGCTCCAGTATTAACCGATTCGACTCTTGGCCTTTGGCGATTTGAAGAACCTATTGAGCCAATATCGACTATTCTCGCACTCCCTTCACTTTCAGCATCAACGTCAGCCAACTCGACCATTACAATTGGAGCAACGGAAGCCCAGTCACTCATTGATGTACTAACAGGTAAAAGTGGCATCACATCAATTGACTTGACTTCCGCTACTTATTCCGCAGGCAATTACACCGTGACAAAGAACGCAGCCAACTCAGAAAGCACAATTACAATTCCCCAAGTATCTTTTAACTTACTCATTAACCCTCTCGGCTATAATCGGACAACTGGTGTACCCAACCGTGAGGCACCTGAACGTGTACGTCTGACGAATGTTGACGCAAGTGCTGGTACGATAACAGTCGAAAGCATACACCTCGACTTTGTCTCAAACACAACAAACGGACGACGTGGTTTACTCATGGCGCACAGTGCAAGCGATGCAGTCATTGTCATAGGTGATTGTCTTGTTGACAGCGGCACTGCAAACCAAGGCGTAGGTACAGGTACACAATTTTCAAACAGGCAAGGACAAGTCGCCGTTGACGAAAGTGACTTTGAAAACCATGGTATCGTATTTTCAACACGAATGGCAATCGCCGATGACCCGTACATGAAATATTCAGCGACTACGAACATGGGTGCTGCATTCACGGCAGGTCACACGGGTCGACACATACTCAATCATGTCAAGAGCCATCCTTACATTGGTATGCTACCGCGCCCGATTGATTCAGAAGTCGAGCAAAACATCGACGGCTCAGCATCAGTTATGACTGCCACCTTTGCTCCACAGTATGCAAACGTACGTGATGCAGCGCCTGCGAACTCAATCGTCTCGTTCTATGATGTTTCAGGACCGTTTACAGTCGCATCAACATCATTTACAACGGAAGTCAAGCAAGTTGTCGAAAACGGCATGGCAGGTATTACAGACAGCAATCGTGACCTTTTAGCGTTAGGTGTCGAAGATGTAAGAAACTTCTTACTTCGTTCAGCCACATCGACTTCTCTTACCTCGCTCACTACAGATAGCGACGAGCACATCCGTCACATGACACCATCTTCTGAAAGCCGAACTGCCATGTTGGAAATACCTTCTTTGTTGCAGTATGGTCGCCCAGCGCTTGTTCAGGTCAAATACAACGCTGTCGACATTACCGGTCGTGGTATCAAACATGCTGCTACTGCACGACTGACCGCAGGTATCAGCGGTGGTGGCACTGTACTCACGTTTGCTTCTGTCAAACAGTTTGGTGCTAATACTGATACAATCACTGCTGACCTCATTAGTATAGGAGGAGAAGTAGCGGGTGCAAGTTCAATCACTGCAACAATCAGTCACTCGGCAAACACACTCACGTTTTCGTCAGCCACGACAGGTGCATTCCAGTCAGCGGCTACTACAAACGCAATCGTCAATTCGTATCTCAGTCACGGGGCACTTCTTGTGGAGAGTACTTATCCTGATGTTGGAGAGGAAGTTACTTCGGGAACACGTATCATCGATTTGATTCACACGGACATCAAAGCAGGTAACGCTGTTGTGCATGCAGCAGGTGGTGTGCTTCGCTGTGTTACTACGAGTCAGATGCTTTACAAAGAAGGAGAATTGAACGGTGATGATGAAGAGGGTCACCAAACAGAACGTGTTCTCGACTTTACAATGTGCCCTGAAAATTATCTTCCAGTCCACACTTCCGATTCGCCCCAACTTAATCCACGTCGCATACTTTCTCCTCGTGCAAGCAACAGCGCCCGTGATTCGGTGTTCAACCGAATCGTGATTATACCCTCAAGCAATGGCAACGACAAGTTCGATGTCGACTTAGACGGCCATCTTGTACAAGGTAAGCAAGGTACTGTTCGTAAAAGCACAGGCGTTTTCGTCAATAACAACGGTGGTCACGCAGCAGGGACGACGACAATCACTGTCGATGGTGCCAACGCTACCAATTTCTTCGGCGCAGGGACACGTCTTTTCAGCCTTGATGGTGTTCAACTTGGTACAGTAGGTAGTTCAACTAGTACCTCAATTACATTAGCATCAGGTAGCACACAAGCAGTCGTTGACAACGAAGAATTGTTTTACCAACCGATGGGTAAAGCAGTCGGGACAACTGCTCAAAGCAGTGGTGTGCACGAAGTATTTGACATCGTTTCGCACACTACAGACGGTATATACACCGAATTCGTTGTACAGCCGTCTGACCGCAATCGATTTACACAATTGTCAAAATTGTTTACAAACGAACAAGGCACAAACGTACGAGCCAACCAGTTTGAAATCCATTATCTCATGGGACGTGGTCGTGCGCTTACAATGTCCGACGGTGACGCAGGTACCTCAGTCCTCCGAGCACACGGACTTGGGGCTGACTTGGCTGCTAATTCAATCAGTGTCAAGGGTGACGGAGCACCTGATTCATTCATCGTCAAGGAGACGATGCCCGGTTCGCCAGTCGTCACAGTAACGCTTGGGGGCGCAGGGCAGGGTGCTATCAACACGAAGCCAACCTACAACCCTTCGCCAACGGCTCGACTTGGTTGGTCGACACGCAGGGATTGTTCAGTCAGGGTGTCGGCAACTACCAGCACGAAGGTTACGGTTGTGCCCCTCAACAACAAATCGGCAGCGCTTGCTTCATGGGGTACTTACTGTTTCCCAAAAGTTGGTCGAATATATTTTGGAGTGCCTGTGGAGTCAGGTGATAGTGCGACGAAGTATGCCTCAGCCGAATACACCAGTAAAGACGGAACGCAGTTCACGTTCTCTTCGGGAACGGGTCATACTGGTAGTGGTAAGTTTTTACTTACTGATGGGTCTGAAAGCGATTCTCTCAGTGCTTGGCTAACGGCGACTGGGATGAAAGCAGGCTCAGTCATCGTGGTCGACGACCAGTTTAACGAAGGCTCAATGTGCAACGACGGTACAACCATCAACGACCGATTGTTTCAAACGCTTGACACAGTACAGCACGACTATCAACTTGGCACGCAATACGCAAGCACGCGTGCAATGGTCGAGATACCTCTCTTCGATGACTTCTTCTTTGAAAACGAGGACGAGGGTATCTTCCCCGGACCTGACAACAGCATGAAGTTGCACCTTGACCCAACATATGCTGCACCGACATGGGCACCTAATCCTGTTGGACGACGCGCACCGTCTATTGCGCCCGAAGACCCAACGGTCAACAGTGCATTTTCAACATCAATCAAAGAAAACAAACACCGTCGAGGAACTGTTGTAAGTCAGCCATACGATTCAACCAACCGACGCATTTATGTTCAAGACTACAAGGTCTTCCCGATTGCTACGGCTGCACCTGTTACCGTTGCATCAATTGATGGTGCACTGCGCTATCGTCGTGCATTCTTGCCATCAGGTGAATGGGTATTATACGACACTCGCAACACAAGCGGCTACCTTGAAGTGGCAGGTAACGTATCATCTGATGATAACTGGGCGTTCAGCAAGAACTTCTTGCAACAACTCTCAGTCGGTGTATCAATCATGCCTGCTTCGGGCTTCCAAGACATGAATTATCCGTCGATTGCTGATAACCCACTGGTTGACAGTGCAGGGTTTGAGGCTCGTCGACCTTACTACTATGACCGTGCAAACGTGATGACACAAGGAGGCAACGTGGATTATGGTATGAAGCAATATGTCAGTGCCGTCGAGTTCCGTGCAGGTCCACGTGCAAATCCGCATCTCAAGCGCATCAAAAACAAGCGTGCTCGCTCAACTAGCAATCAGGCTTACGTTCTCAGTACGTTGGTATTGGCTGACATAAGCGACTTTCCAAAGAGTAATGCCCACGCATCGAATTACAAATACCGAATTGCTTGGTGGAACGGAACAGTGTACAAATTTGCTCACTACGATACAATCAACACTACAACAGGTGCGATGGTACTCAACAACATCGATTCAGGATTCACTCCACAGATTGGTGATGAAATCATCTTATGGGATATGCACGCACCTTCCGGTGTTTACCCTGAGGTCAAGGAAGACGCATTCCTCAATACCGCTTGGGCAAACCCATATTGTAACGGCGGACTACGAGCAGGTGACACAGTTTGGATGAACATGCACTACACAAACCCTCACGCAATCGAAGGACTGTTCTGCAAGAGTCGGGGCACACTCAATGAGGCTGAGGTATGGAGTGGATTCTTAGAAGGTGAAGGCGATTTCGCTACAACACCACGTGAAAGCATAGCAATGGAGAACTTCTTGATTGGCAATTCGTGTATTGAAACCGCACGTAACTTTGTTCAGCACGTCAACAAAACGATTGAATTGAACTATGAGGCGTTAGGGCTGGATGCGGCGAACGCACCTACTGTAGCATACATTGACCCCTACCAATCGACTGAGGAGCATGCTCGTGTATTGCTATACGATGTAGCACACGACCGTGAGTTCATTGCATTCCAAGACCTGTGGATGCAAGTACAGTCAAGCCCACAGGCTGCAACGATAGGTGCTGAACCTCAGTCCACAGGTACAATCAACAACCAAACGACTGGAGCAGGTACAGGACTTGACGTTGCCAACGGCTTCCCCTCACAAAACAAATCACTTGCGTCAACCACTCAGTCTGAGTTTATGGAAGCAGCGATGGCACACAAGTCAACGTGGAACTTGAACGTGGACTTGAGTACGCACGCTACTGGTTACCACGGGCACACACCGAGTGACCCTGACCTCGTAGGAATACAAGTACGTACAAACCCTGCTGTATCGTCAACAAAGGATGACTTGGCTAACGATGAACATCAACAAATCAACGTATCGACCACTGAAAACTCGACGTTCTTTGACACACCTGATGGGACACGATGCATTCCAGTATTCTTAGCACTCAAGGGTATTCGTACAACATCGCTTGATTTGTCAACGCATGAAGAATCTCGCTTACAGCATTTGCCTCACTGGTCTGATATGGACTTTGTTCGACGTCTTACCATTGATTTTGGTGAGATTGGAATGAAGGATGGTATTCGCAACATTGAGGCTGCTGCTCGTGAGATTGTTCGTCTGATAAATCAAGCAGGTGCACCAAACGGACGGACACATGCACGAAAGCCAGCCGACCAATACTTTGGCGAGAGCGAGCGATTCGGCCTGTCACGCGTAGCAAATCAGGCTGACGTGACAAACGGCATTACCGACCCCACTGCTGCCCATCTTAACGCAGGCTTTGCTGCTACCGGAAGCACGCATGACCCCTCTCCGTTTTGGGACAAAGAACGAGCGTTTGCTTCGCATGACCGTGGTACACACATGGGTTATATGCGTGCTCACCTCGGCCGAGTTGTATCGGATTCAGGTGGTAAATCGGGATTCAGTATCATCATTCACAGCACGATACCCGGTGCGTCAGGTCGTAATTTCTGTGTATGGCTTGACAACGCACGTGGTCAGTTGTCCTACCGACCACAGTTCTTGATTGGTCATGGTGGTCGATTCCGTAACTATTGGTGTCAGCCTGACGAAATGACAGGCGAAAACATGCACCCTGCGCCAATGCCAATCAATCGCTTTGGTCGCCCATTTGCACCAGTCACCACGCTCAAAGAATATCTTCCGCCCGATGAGGTGGATGAACCATTCAGAAACAACCTTGAGTTCGGGCCTGAGACAACAGGTACATCGAGCAACATGGCTTCTTCGACCAGTGAAATCGCATCAGGTCGCAACTCCAACACAATCATTGACGAATCGTTTGAGGCAAAAAGCCCTGCTTCTCAACTCATCGACGGATTGCGTATTGGTACACATGCACGTGCTCGCATCAATTTCGGCGGATTGACACAGGCAGGTATACCCGGCTGGGCACCCGACGCAGGTAACTGGGGCTTTGGCCGTGACCAACAAGATACTCGTTTTGAACACATCTATGGTAACAACGTCGCTGCATTTGCACAGCATGGAACAGTCGATGCTACATCAACTGGGGGCTACATACCTGATGAACAATTGAGAACAGACAGCATAGGCGACGGTCAATTGTACGGTATTCGATTTATCGACCACCGTGGCAAAAACCACACCATTCGTATGGTATATCGACAGCACAGTCAGTCGTTTGCAAACGATTTAACCGTATTACCGTCAACACTCGACGACGAAGTAGTCATTCACTTCGATGACCGTGATGTCGGACAAGGTGGGTTTACCATTGGTAAGCACATGTTCGGAGAAGGTGACGTGTGTGGAGAGTTTACAGCAGGTACGAAAAAGAAATTCAAGGGCAACCTATGGAATAATTATCCGTCACCTGCGACTGGTATATCAGCAACAGTACAGGTCGTTACAGTGAGTGGGGCTGATGCTCTCAAGATTACATTCACGGCCCCGTATGACACAAGTAGCACCTTGAATCATCCTGACATCTTGGGCTATCTCGGATTCCCTGAGAAGGGTATGATTCAACTCAATGACGTAAATAGTTCAGGTGTTTCCGGCAACAACGGGGAGCCACTGTATTACCAAAGTCGTTCGTACCATGGCAAAGCGGGTGCATCAGGGGTACACTACTTGTACAACGTTGAAGGCAACACGTCAGCATACGGCTCAGGTGAAACACGAATCATCTGTCCACGGATGTCGTTTACGTCGGTATTGACAGACGAGGTCATGGCTGCTGCTGTTGAGTTTGCTCTAACCATGGATGACCCGAACAGTGCGGATGTCAACAAGACCACATTCGACTGCACGCACATGCTTGCACCTGACGGTCGCACACTTGGTGAATGGGGTGTATCTCCTACAGCCATCCGTGTCAAATCACATTCGGCCTCCAAGCGAATCATTCCACTACGTAAATTGTTTGAAGTCAGTCGTGAAAAAGATTGGGGATTCCAAGCGGGAGCATCGGTCCAAGCAACTGGTACCGACCATTTGGGTGGTCTTTCAACAGATGAATTTGACGACGGAACACGACTCGATGTCGGGTACATTCCGAAAACTGTACTTCACATCACTACGAAGTATCGAGGTACAAATGCAAACACGGCAACGCCTGTTCTTGTCGATAGTGCAAACAATGTCGTTGACACGATTGATTGGAAACAAAACCTACGAGGTAATACATTCTATAGAACAGCAGGCGACCGTGTTATACCGTGTGTCAACAGCCCTATGATTAACGTTCACAATACGAGCAGTACAGGCATTACGTTACCTACAAGCCAATACCTGTATCTCATCACTACACCTGCATCAACCGATACAGACAGTTGGGCTGAAAAAATCACAGTATGGCTCGGCAGTGAAGAATCAGGTATTGTATCAAGCAAACCCGGCTCGACATCAACGACTGAACTTGAGTTTGTAGCCGATTCAGCACAGTGGAGTGGAACAATTGCTAACAGCGACATCCTTGTAAGACAAGGTTCTATAGAATACTCTTCTGAAGTAGGAGGCATTCGTCGAGCAGGTAGCCATCATGGTGAGCCGTTCTTGCACTTCCGAGGCGCACATGACAGTCCTGACCATTGGGTACCATTGTACTTTGGTGGTGGATTCTCAGGCGTAACACTTGATGTCAATGACGGTACACAAAATGATTACAGTGAGTTCTATGAGCACCCATACTCAGGTGGACCGACAGGTTCGGCTGGATTACAAAACGTAGGTGAGATAGCAGGTTCATACGCTTTGCTTGATGCAAACGCAATGCTCGCTATGTTCCCCGGAACTCCGTATCTCGACCAACATGAAGGTCGCAACAGCATGCCATTCTTCAATCAAGATGCTATGCTGTCATTTGATTTGGATGCGGGTAATAGCACAAACTCTTCTAGTACGGGGGTAACGTACACAGGTGGTGGAACGACTGTTCGCTGTCAACGACCAAGTCCAATTGTCCTTCGATTCTCACACCCACACGCTCGTTATACCGCAGCGGGTGATGCAACTGACCATACAACGTACATGATTTTTGGACCCGGCCAAAGCGTGCCTCACAACTTTGCAGCACACGAGCCGCAACTGTCGAGCATTGTTACGGGCGGAAACGGCTACAGCGCTGTGCCTACTGGTAAGAACTTGCCTAACGAGATTGCACACGGTGCAGCCAGTCGTAATGGATTCAGTGCTCACTTGCCACCTACTGCCGAGTATCAGAAAGGCAACGTGCAGGGCTACAACTATGTTATGAATTGGGAACCATCTAAGGGTCAACCGAACAGTACATTGTTTGCTCAGACGGCAGGGCAAGGATTGTTTTACGATACACAAATGACTGCAACAAATCCACCTGCTCACGCTCACCCGATGTCATATGTGTTTACGAATTATGCAGGTGTTGCAATGGGCGCATCAGGTCTCGCGACAACACTTGCACGCTCGTGCGTTTGGCACATGGACGGAGGCTATCACCCCGGCGGTCATTTCCTTGACAACCACATCGAACGAAACCCAAAGCACCCAGTATCAACTCTGCGTATATCGACTGGCTCAAACGCTCAGCAAAACCCTACAGTATTCCGTGTGTCGTCTTTGTTAGGAACTGCTTACTTAAGCACTTTTGGAGGCGACACAAACATGACAAGCAACGCAGATTACGTTGTTATCGACGCTACTCGTGCACAGAATGCCGAGGAACTTGCTACAATTGTTTCAGCAGGCGTCAACACATTCCCCGGAACTGACCCACTCAAAGCGATTGGTGGTACGTTCCTGCCCTCGTTCCAAACCGCTGCCAAGCAAGACCGATACGGTTGGGTCGAACTAACGATGGCTACTGGTGGGTATACTGCCGAAAGTGGCGCTGCTGCAACATTACAGGCCAACGCATCTATTCCTACAACATTACCTCAATACGGTTGGCTGCGTATTACAGACGGAGGTTCAAACGTAGGCTTTGCATCTTATGCTTCTTACAGTAGTGCTACGTTTACATTAGCGAAGAACTTGACAACTACAACCAATATTGTCGACCCGACAACGAAGGCTGCTGTTACAGCATCAACCATCAACGGATTGGGAGCAGGTGCTGTCAAAATCTATGTGTGGACAAAGGCAGGTACCCATCGCTACAACAACACTTCCGAAGCCCGTGACCACATGACACAGGTTCACTACAGCGGTTACGCCGATGCCGTTGACAGAACCAAGCCAATCGGAGCAGTTGGTTGGTCGGGCGAAGCGTACTCGTATCTCAATTCGTACAACGGTACTCAAATCGGCAGCACCAAGTTCCCTGCTGGAAAAGGTGCTTGGCATCCGTTCCTCGGATTTAATCCATATGGGGCAGCCGAATCTTGTTTGTCAGGTAGTTCACCCATCGGCGCTGACTCAATGCCTGCAAGCGTATATGAGCAGTCATGTGAGATTGGTTTAGCCTCACGTCATTTGATTGCTATCACGCACGAAAGCGAGATGCCTTTGATTGCAAAGGCTGACCGTGATGGTATTCTTTGTGCAGGTGACTGGCTTGACCTCAAACGGGGTGGAAATATTACACACGCAGGTACAACCCAGTGGGACACTGCGAAGGTACACAACCGTGACCGATACGTTGGTCCCGCTACAGCAGGTCCGCACGTTGAAGCGATGATGTTGGCCGATGTAAGTTCTTACCCACAAACAGCCTCATACCCTGCTGTTGGCACGGAAACGTACTGGCACAGTCGTGTTACATCGGCAGCCCACATCGAACGAGCCGACCCATGTCAAAGCCCTACAGGTGATTTGTTTTGGGACGAATCAAAGGTCACTGCGAGCCAGTTCCACGAAGACACTGCTACGTACGGTGTAACTTGCCAAGGTATTACATCACCGACACAGTACAGTGCAACAGGAACTGGCATTTACAAATTTTACAAAACACAAAACCCTGCTCGCAACTTCAACGAAGAACACGTTGTATGGAAGCGTATGGACGGTGGTAATCTTACTATGCCTGCGTCTAACGCACGGGGTCTTGGTATGGTACCGTGGGTCTATAGAAAGGATGGCGGAGCCTACAAGAAGGTTGGTGAGAAGATACTTGGAAACAATCGATTTTCGTTTGAAACAACAAACGGTGCGATGTTCCCAATCATTCAGGCACAGGAGTTGTCACACCCACAACTAGCCGAGCAAAACCAATTTGCTACAAAAATCGAGGATGCACTGCTCATACCAAACGAGGAGATACAATTCCAAAGCCTACAGGTCGTCGATGACACTGGGCAAGAGCACAGAATCGCAGGTGGTAGTCCGCTTGGAACAGTCATTCTCGATTTCAGGCATCTGAGCAACAGAGAAATAGAAGGCTTGTCACCTGCACTTGCAGGTTCAGGCATATCACCCAACCTGAAAATACGACTACCTGACCCTGACGATATTCCGGGCAACATTATCATTCGTCCAAGTTTTGACCGCATACAAGGCTATCAGAACGAAACAATGGGTAGCGGTGGCATGCAGCATCCGTCGCAGCCTCAACAGGCAATTACGAACATGTTCAACAATGCTCAGCCCGGACCACGTGCTTGGCCTACGTGGGAGAACAATGGATGGGAGCATCTGAGCCAAGATGGTACAGACATATCGACAACAAAGAGTAAGACACGACTTGGTTCGCCTGACTCTTCTGTCGAAGGTTGGTCAGACCACACAAACAACAACCCACTTGAAACAGCCTACGAGCCACACGACCGTTCACTACAGTTTCACGTCACAAGAATGGGCATAACAATGACGCATCGTGACGATGTTGATGAACTGACTTTCAGTAATTATGACGATGTGGATAACGAAATCGACGTTTCGACCACACCGGAACCATCAACTTGGTTGAATGCAAGTGAACGAAGCGGTGGCCGCTGGTTCTTACGTGTCTATGACCCAACAACAAACAAAGGTGTACTTGCTTCGTACACAGGTACAGATACTGACAGGTTTATAGGAGTCGTTGTATCTCCTGATTTTATATCGTTCGTTACTGGCAAAATAGGACTCAAGGTCGTACCTTCGTATTTCATGCCTGCGGGTAGCACTCGTTTCTTTGCATCACGTCGGTTACGTGACCACAGCGAGTACAGTGGCTCAAGCCCTGACATGCCGAACATCGATTGGTCAAGCATCACTACGACTCCTTACACACAATTGACGGCGCCGAAGATGACGCCGATGCCAATCCCTCGTATGGGTCACCACTACGTCACGCCGACAATGGCACTACTACCCGGTCATTACGCTCACCCTGCTTATCAGCGAATGTACGATTTACACCTTGCTTGTCGAAGTGCATCAAACAAACCATTTGAAGATGCTTATTTGGGCGATACGGAAGTGGTAGCCAACACACCCGGACGTGACCCTCTTGTTTGGTTCAGTGGACCAACGGCAGCGTTTGCCCCGTCTGACATTCACGGTGGTGCGTTTACGCTCATGACCGAAACGAAAGTCAAGTACGATGGCTACGGTATCGCTGCGTCAAATGGAACAGCAGGTACGACAAACTCACAAGGCGGTCATTCGATTGTACTGGAAGCAGCGGGTACGTACACGCTTGACAACCACTTCCCTGACCCAATGGAAGTTGGTGCTTATCAGATTATCATTCAACCGAACGTGTTCTCACAACAGATTACTGGTTACCATCTCAATCACAGTGATGCAACCAAAGCCCCATCCGAGTCAGGTGACAAGGTAATAGAACTCACTGGTCAGCAAGTCAACACTGTCATTGCTATAGAACACGATACTTCGGGTCTTGGAGGCATAACGCTTGTCCTTGCCGAAGCGACCATGGCCGACGTACGAGGCTGTGAGATTATCATCAATGAAGTTATACTTGACTTGGAACCTGATGCGGGAAGTCAATTCACCAACATACCTACATTGGGATTGTATAACCCGCTTGGTGTTGATGAAACTGCATCACCTGCATTCACACGCCGTAGCCTACCATACCGACCGAACATGTTCATTCAAACAACGCCGGGTATGACTACAACAGTACCATGGTGGGCGCAGTTGCACAAAGATGGTGCACGTAACAGTGCGGCTGACGAGTTCAAGTTCCTTGAGTGGCACACACCGGACCATTACTATCAACTCAATCGACCTGCGTTTGGTTCAGTAGGTGCACAAATTACGCTTGCAGGTTTCTCAACTATTTACCCTGACATATATGGCGAGCACTATCGAGCACGCAGTCTCAATCCAAGTTGCGTTGTCATTTCGTCCGATGCAAGTGCACAGACAATCACAGTCGACAGCAATGAGTTATTCCCAGTGGAGCCGTACTACGGTGAAGTATTGGAATACATCGACGCCGGTGGAGAGCGTCGTACGGCTACGTACACGAATCGCACAGGTACACTAGCACACGCTACATTGGCTGCGGCAACGACGTTTGAAGGCGTATCGACAGCCAACCTGTTCTTCACCAATCTGACCGCAGGTACAATCCTACGACTCAGCGGACCATACGACAACAGAAAAGCGGGTGAAGTGTTCAAGAACTCCGAATCAAGTATTGCTACTCGTACACTTGCTCAGACGTTTGCAGGCACACGAGATACAAACTCATTGCACACACCTGACGCATTCTTGTGCATGTGGCATCCGAATCTTGGGCGCCCGTATACATACTACTCAGATGACAGCAGTCGTTCGTTCTATAGCGCCGCGGGTGCAGCCGACTCACCTGTCAACAAAGCATCGCTCAACAACATCCCTGAGCACTTTGAGACAATCCACTATCACGACTTCTTTTATGCTGCGTCGAAAGGACCATTTGCACTTGGTATGAGTTGGGTCGCTCCGCCACACGATGCGGACAATGACGCTGCCACAACTGACTTCCATGACGGTTCAATATACACTGGTGCCCAAATGGATGCACTGGTTGATGGTACTGGTACACTCGACCATCAGGGTGGCACAGACGGCTCAGACAAATACAACTTTGCAGGTTACTGGCCGAGTGGCTCCCGTGGAGGCGCTGGTTCAAGTCGTCTCGACGGATTCCTTGAGGCTGTCATTGGATGGGGCGGTAAGTTGTTCGGTATCGATTGTGTCGGATTCCGTGACGACAGCGGCATCGAAGAACGCACCTATGCACAGATGACATCTGATTCGGATTATGCACGAAACACGTGCTTTGGTTACCGCTTTTCGGTAAGACAGCCATACAACCGACCACGATGGTCTCCGTATGTGCGGGGTTGGATTGAGGGGACACAGACAAATGCGTTGCTCGGTTACTACCATGGGCCGTTTGTTCAACAAGACAACAAGACAAGTGGTTGGGATTATGTTGGTGCTGACACCTATCATGCATCTTCAAACCCCGACGGACAATCCGATGCGGACTTCCCTGCTACTTACACTGGTATACTGGAGCGATTGACACAGATTAGCGCCATGCTCAACCAAGACCAAATCGGTCGACAGGTTCGGTACAGCGACGGTCGTCGAATGACACAGCCGTTTGGTTGTCCTGTACGCACAGTGCGTAACGCATCGACAGTACGACGCATGTACCCGAACGACCATGCAGGTTTGGGCATCGCTGAACTTGCTCAGGCTCACCGGTTCTATCTGATTGACTGGTGGGGCAACACACGTGGTGAAGACGTACGTCGATTCCCAGTGCGTGGGTTTGGTATTCGACCTGCGTGGGACCCTGAGGATGCCTACGCTGACACCAATGTTACACATCGACCTGCTGCGAACAGCCTGTTTGGTGGTGACGGCACTGACCGCTACAGCGGTAACGCCAACAACGACAACAACGCATCTTCAAACATGGGCACTGCGGACTGGTTTAACCCTGCCAGCGCCATGCGAGTCGGCGACCGTGGTGACGGACGTGGTGTCCGTTGGCCTACACACTTCAACGAGAGTCTGTTGGCCGACGTATCTGAAACAGTCGAGCCAACAGGATTGGTTGTATCACAACCTACCGCTGAGCCGACTGTAGGAAAAGGATTGATTCGTCCACGAAACGATGTACTGCAAACCGATGAAGTCGAACGTGGTATCAGCAACCGACTTGGTCTTGCTGACGAAGATGGATTGCTTAAGCCGACTGCCATGGTCAGTGAAGGGGTTGAGTCAGTAACTGCTAACTCGCTGTTGGCCGAGCCTGTTGGTGGCGATGGAGTGCGTGCGGGACTTGACGTCGATACTCTTGGCGAACTGAATGATGGCATCAGTCGTGAGTATGTCATCATGAGTACAGAAGCACACAGTCTGCACACTGACCGTGAGGTTGGGCAACGTACAACGCTACGTGGGGCACTCGACATTGGTAGCCAAACACTTGGACACCTCAACATGACATCACTCTCTTGGAGTGGACAGCCTGTAAAGGGTGTACTGCGTGTATCGAACGCTCACGCATTTTGGGCGCTCGGTGGCACATACGTGATGGATTGGTCGGTGCGAGAAGGTGTGCTGTCTGACTTCGGCTGGGGCGCAACTGCTGCGGCTGATTCGACGAACCCGTATCAGGATGCGAACCATTCGCCGAAGGTTGACCGTACGAACAACACGGACAGCACAATCGAGTTCTTACTGCGTCCGGTCATGACACTTGACAAGTCACACATCCAAATGTTCCGACATAATCCTGTCGTGACAGGTAGTACACCACAGGCCAGTCCGAACTTTTATGCAGCCACAGGTGGTTGCAAGTATGGTTTCTATGTCAGCGATGCACCATCAGCCCGTACAGGTACGCCTTCGTCGCCTCCGTACAAGCCAGTATACGCCATTAAGCCTGCAAGCAGCGTGACTACATCAACGAGCGACGGTCCGAAGATTCTCGGCGTCGATGTGACAGGATATACCAAGACGGATGTAACGCAGCCAGTCGCTCGTATCGTCATGAGTGAGAACACGCTTGAGCATTTCCGCAGCGATGCACCTCGTCGATTGGCCGAGGACGGTGAATCTGACTTCTCAGTGCAGCCACGACACAGCCAAACCCTACACCCGAAGGGCAGTTCGGGCGATACGTCTTTTAACACAGGCGACCACAGTGGAGAGTGATAGCATGATGCCGATGGATGAGGCTTGGCTTATTCTCAAAGCCAGTCGGCAAATGAAGTTGTACAACTACATAGAAGACTACCCCGGTATGGCTCCAGTGACTGCTTATCGGGGAGTTCCTTTTTTGAGTACACGACCGCGTGACATATCCACACACAGTCAAAAGCGTAACAACCCTATAGACATGAATACTATGGGTACGTTTTGGGCTGAACGAGGTACGAACGAACCTCATGCGACTGCGTCAACTTTTGGTATTATGGGGGCGGAAGAAGGGCGACCTGCGCTTTCACGTGTTCGTGTGCTTGGACACAGAGGTCCGTTAGAAGGTAGCGGAAGAGTTCAGCGAAGAACAGGAGTATGGAATCCTACAAATGATGCATTTTTGGACGAGGCAATTCTTTCTCATAACGAACCACTTGATTTAGAAAACTTAGTCATCTCTTTACCGTCAGAAAGTGAAACATTCGGTATGACTGGGGATGAATATGAAAATTGGGTTATTGAGCAAAAAAGGTTACGTCCGGGTTCTTATACTGATACTGAACCTGATTTGTTATTGGAGGACAATTAGATGGCTGACGCATACAACAGAACGACAGGGCGATTTAGTGAAGCCCAGTCAACTGTCATGAAGCGTGTTCGCAAGCCGTCGTTTGTTGACAACGCTGTGCGTCACGCTACGTACGTGTCGTCGGCTACCAAGCGTGTAGCAGGCTCACCTGTGCGTACAGACTTTGAGTCGTCGACTGACAAGACCTACACGCTATCAGAAGAGGACGACACCATCCGAATCGAGCACACCTCGTCGGGTGGGAACAGATTCAGGGGCGGTGTCTTTCATGGAGACGACCAGTTCGACGCTTCGTCGACTGTCCCCTCGTTGTTTGTCAATTTCGACGACAGCAAACAGCGCCTCGCACCACATTCTATAGAAACAGCAACCAAGGGCACCCGCATTCGCCTCAACAATCTCAAGGGTCGCAGCCTGATTGACATGGGATTCGATGGCAAGCGTTTGCAAATCGCACAGCCAGTAGCCGTCGGGCTTCGGACGAGTGACTTGGCTGAACGAATTGTCACCGAAGGTAGGAAAACACTTTCAGGTTTCCGCATTTCGGCGCCAAGCAACGTGTTTGTGGCAAAGAATATCAACAATGTGGATGCTTTGACCGCTTTAAGGTACTTAGCAAGGCACGATGGCTTCATGACAAAGAGTGATTCTCACGGAATGGTCAGTTATGTGCACCAACTACGTGGTAATCGGTCGGTTTACATTCATCAAGACATGGTTTCCGACGGTATTACCGAAGAAAACATGGATGCAGCCCCGAATCGAGTCACTGTACG